AGTCATCTAAAACGTATTTACAAGGCGTTACAAATTTAATGACAGCAATTGGAACTGAAAGTCCAACAAGATGGAAACAGTTTATGCAAGATACAGCAATTAGTTTTATTCCATTCTCAAGTTTTATGAGACAAACAAATAATGATAAAGCAATGAGAGAAGTTAGAACACTTGCAGATGCTTTAGATAGCATTACATGGGGCGATGCAGATAATGTGCCACCAAAAAGAAATATACTTGGTGAAATTATGAATAAGCCAAAAGGTGTATTTGGTTTTCCTATTAAAGATTGGTTAATACCAATTGTTGGAAAAACAAGTACAACTGAAAGTACTATTTTAAAAGAAGAATTATCTAAATTAGCGGCCAGTAGTACAACAGATCCCGGCAAAGGAATTACAAAACAAGGCAAAAGATTAGCTAATACGAATATAGATTTAACTGATCCAAAATATGAACTTAATGGAACATTACCATTAGACAGTATGTTGGCTCAATTAGAAACATATAAAATAAATGACAAAAACGATCCAGATTTTGGTAAAACTTTAAAACAAGCATTAGAAGATCTTGTTACAAAGTCACCAGAATATAAAGCAGCCGAAGGACCGGCTCAAACAGGCTACCTCAATGATAAACGAGGAAAAATGATTCAAAGTATTTATAATAAATACAAGACTAAAATTAGAAATTATGTAATTAGAAATAATCCAAAATTAAAAGAAGATTATGAAAATGCATCAAAAGAAAAGGCCGATGCATGGAAACATAACAATAGTCTCAATAGATCTGAGAAATCATTACAAGAATTAATTAACTTTTAACAGATACCTCTATAGGAAAAAACAATGGCAAATTCATTCGTAAGATACACTGGTAACGGAAGCACAACTTCGTTTTCAATACCTTTTACATATATTGACAGTACTCACTTGTCTTGTACTGTGGCTGGTGTTAGCACATCATTCACATTAGATGCAGCGGGTACAACGGCAACACTATCATCAGCGCCAGCAAGTGGAGTCGCCATTGAATTTAGAAGAAAAACAAGTCAAACATCAAGATTAACAGATTATGTAGCAGGATCAGTACTTAAAGAATCTGATTTAGATACAGACTCTATTCAAGCATTTAATATGGGGCAAGAAGCCATTGATGATGCAGGAGATGTAATTAAATTAGATAATGTTGATTTTAACTGGGACGCACAAAACAAAAGATTAAAAAATGTTGCTGATCCAACAGCTAATACAGATGCAGCAACAAAAAATTATTTAGAAAATACATGGCTATCTTCAACTGATAAAGCCACATTACAAAACGTTAATACTAATATTGCAAATATTAATGCTGTTAATAGTAATCAAAGTAATATTAATAGTGCGGTTTCTAATGCAACAAATATTAATACCGTTGCAACAAATATTGGATCTGTAAATACTGTCGCAACAGATATAACTAAAGTTGTGGCCGTTGCAAATGATTTAGCAGAAGCAATTTCAGAAGTAGAAACAGTCGCCGATGATTTAAACGAAACAACATCAGAAATTGACACAGTCGCAACAAATATTGCTAATGTAAATTTAGTAGGAAATGATATTGCAAACGTTAATACTGCGGCTGGATCCATAAGCAATATTAATGCAGTTGCCGGAAATAATAGTAACATCACAAGTGTTGCAGGAAATAGTAGTAACATTAATAGTGCTGTTTCAAACGCAACTAACATTAACACAGTAGCGGGTATATCATCAGATGTAACTTCCGTTGCAGGAATTAGTGCTGCAGTAACCGCAGTAAATAATAATTCAACAAACATAAATGCAGTAAATTCAAATTCGGCTAATATTAATACAGTAGCCGGTAATAATACAAATATAAATACAGTTGCGGCAGCAAACATAAATATCGGAACAGTTGCGACAAACGTAGCTGGAGTAAACTCTTTTGCAGAAAGATATAGAATTTTAAGTTCAGCCCCAACAAGTTCTAATGATGTTGGTGACTTATATTTTGATACGACAGCAAACGAATTAAAAGTTTACAAAACAAGTGGATGGGCTGCGGCTGGTTCAACTGTTAACGGAACATCAAACAGATTTGAATATACTGCAACTGCAGGTCAAACAACATTTAGTGGTGCAGACTCAAATTCTGCTGTTATGGCTTATGACGCAGGATTTATTGACGTTTATTTAAACGGAGTAAAACTTGCAAATGCAGACTACACAGCAAGTACAGGTACAAGTGTTGTACTTGCTAGTGGTGCAAGTGTTAATGATATTTTAATGGTAGTAGCTTACGGAACATTTCAATTAGCTAACATATCAATTAAAGATTTAACAGATACACCTGCAGGTTTTGGTACAGCAGGACAAGCACTTGTTATGAACGCAAGTGCAAACGGATTAGAATATGCAAACGCAAGTTCAGCAGAAGTGTATGGATTTGTTTTAGCAGACACTAATAGTGACAATATAAATGACAGTTTACAAGTCACAACAACAAATGGCGGACAAGATAACATTAATGCGGCAACGTATGCTACTTTTAATGATGTCGTATACGCCGCAACAGGATTTACTTGGTCGTTAGACAGTAACGGTCATTTAATAGCAACAATATAACAATAAACAGGAGACAATAATATGGCAACAGTTGACTTAGGCAAAGTCGCATTTGTATGGAAAGGTACTTACGCAAGTGGTACTACATACGAAAGTAAAGACGTAGTTCAGTACACTGATAGCGGAGAAACTTCTTCATATATTTATGTAAATGCTTCGTCAGCTTCAGGTCAGACTCCGTCTACAAGTGGAACAGTAAATACAACTTACTGGGCTAAAATGGCAGGGGGAACATCTCTTTCTGTCGGTAACAATAAAATAGTAACAACAGACGCTAGTGGAAACGTAAGTTCAGTAGCATTAGGTTCAGCAGGAGAAGCACTTAAAGTAAATTCAGGTGCAAATGGATTAGAGTTTGGTTCAGCAGGTAAAAATATGGTTTTAAAGACTATGACAACTCAAAGTGCATTAACAGCTTCAACTACTTTAATTGACGCAGATATTGTAACTTCAAAAGCTAGTCCTGTAATTCAAGTATCTAGTTTAATTTCACTTAATTGTAGGTCGGCAGATAACCTTGATGAAGAAAATATTAGATTTGACATTGAGTACTCAACAAACGGTGGTTCTAGCTATACAACTTTAGCTAATAATATTTATATGACAGATGTATTTTCACCTGGTCGTTCTGTTACTCATGCCAATGCCTATGATATTAATGTTAGACCTGCAAGTGCCAAAACAACATTAACTGGAATTGCAATAGGAACAACTGTCAATGTTAGAGTTAGATTAGACTATGGTGCAGTCCAAAATAGCAGAACAATTTATATCAACAGAAGTCCTTCTAATGGTTCTGGAGTAGGTTCTTCACACTTATTAATTTACGAGGAGTAATAATTATGAAATTAATTTATAAACCAGATATTTCTACTGCAATCAATGAATTAGATAAATCTAATTTTACTATAATAGGAGAAAGTCCAACTAACGAAACAGAGTTTGTTGAAAGAGTAACTTTTTATACAGACGCAACTGCCGAAACTACTAAACCAAGTCCGATAACTTGGAGTGACGTTGAGACTAAATTTAATGAGTTAATGGTAGCTTATAATAATAATGCCTATGCTAGAGAAAGAGTCAATTCTTACGAGGAAATAACAGAACAATTAGATAAGTTATTTCACGACATTGATGAGGGAAAACTAGATAAAACTGGTTCTTTTTATCTTGGAATTAAAGCAGTCAAAGACTCAAACCCTAAATAATTTATTTGATTATACTGAAAATTGGTATCAACAGTATTTTAAACAAATTAAAGAACCAACGATAAAAATAGATAATAACCAAATAGATAAAGGAATACCAAACAAAGATATTCCTAAAGTTGGAAATAATGACGGTTGGTATGCTTTTTATGGTTATGAAATTTTTATTAATAAAGTTAAAAATTATTTAGAACAAATATTAGAAGCTAAAATAACTCCTAATATGCAGTTAATTTATTATCCAAAAAACGGATATATGAATTGGCACACTAACTCAGATAACCCTTGTACTAGAATTTATTTAGTAAGAGCAGAAGAAAATCCATTAAGTGAAATGAGATTTGAAAATAAAATTATTAAAGATAAACCCTTGTGGTCTTTTAATGTTTTTAAAATAGAAGATAAGACTTGGCATTGTGTAAATGCCTTAACCCCAAGATTAACTTTAGGTTTTCATTATGAAGGAAACTTAACAACAAAACAAATAGGAGAAAAACTAATATGACAAGAGCTAGAGATATATCAGATTTTATCAGTAATGCTAATACTGCAAATGGATTTGTTAAGTTAGATAGTTCTTCTAATTTACCTGCCATAAATGGCTCAGCACTTACTGGAATTGTTGCTATAGAAACAGGTTCTATTTTAACTTGGTCTAACTCTACTGTTCCATCAGGATTTTTAGAGTGTGATGGCTCAGCAGTATCAAGAACAACTTATGCAGGCTTGTTCGCAGTCATATCAACTGACTATGGTTCAGGTGATGGCTCAACAACATTTAACTTACCTAACTTACAAGACAGTGTTCAGGTTGGTGTGTCTTCAAGTAAAGCGGTTGCGTCTACTGGTGGTAACTCAAGTGTGACACCTACTGGTACACTAACTGTAAACAATCACACACTTACAACTACTGAACTTCCATCACATAACCATGACGTTACATCAAACCCTCACACTGGTGGTGGTAACTCAGGCAACAGACCAGTAGCAGGTAACAACGGCTATCCT